TTCTCTGAACCGGTATCAATCAACTCTTTCAGTCGATTCACAGTCATAATCATAATAAGATCACCGCCTTACTACACTACTGTTCAATGACATTATATCCTTCATGTTCCTTGAACCAGTCAGCCATACGCTTAGATGTGATTTCAGCTCTGCCATTTGCGAACTGTACACCACCGGCGCCTATTCCGCAATATGTAGAACCATTAATAACTGATACAATCCAGCCTGTAGGCTCACTCTCTGTCTTTGACTCTGCCACTACAGGCTCAATAACTTCACTTGTCTGATCTGCTGTCTTTGTTTCCTTTGTTGCCATATTCAATCACCCATCCTTCCTTATGCAATCTTGATATTTCTAAGTACACCTGCGTGCTGTGTATTCTTAAGTACTGTAGCTGCGATCATCTCAACTTCAGCGTCCTTAACCGTACCCGGTTCATTGAAGTTTGGAAGATACTGATCGATTACAGAACCGCCATTCAGGCTGATTCCGTGGAATCCGTCATTGACATCGAATTTAACAGCATAAATATCTGTAAGTCCTGTTGTTGCGGAGCTTGCGCTTGCAATAGTCCTTGAAAGTCCTTTCTTAACTACATGACCGGCAGTTGCTGCACTTCCGCTTACAGTGTAATAATCCTGCATATCGACAAGCTTTACTCCGTCAATTGTAGTAGTACGCTTTCCAAATGCCTCTTCACTCTCTGTCTTGTATCCAAGGATACGAGCCACTGTCTGAATCTTTGTGATCATCTCTGTGTTAGTGAGCACCGCATCAGCATCTGTGGTCTTGACAAGAAGACTCAATGCCTCGTAGAACTCATCAGCGTTAGACTTGATCGCTGTGATAGATGACAGATCAATAGCCTTGTCTGTACCGTATTCTGTCGTTGTTCCAGCAAGCATGGAATCAAGTCCCTGGAACTCAGGGTGATCAGTTGATGCTGTTGTGGTTGCATCTCCATTAATCATTGTATAATGGAAGAGGTTCACGACCGCTTTGATATGCTCCTCTATCTGAAATGCCATGTTGTCGAAGTTACCGGCTATTCTGTTGAGCACCCTGTCCATCTGAACAGCTCCACCCATGATTGCAAGATTAGCCTCGCACTCCTGCTTGGTAGCCGCTGAAGCAGTATAAGAACCGCCTATCTTTCTGAACTCTGCTGTTGCAGGAAGTACCTTTCTGAGATACTTGTACTTCATTGTTGAGCCACCGCCTGATGCTGATACGCAGTCATCAAATGTAAGCATCTGAAGTATTGTTGACTGTCTGAGGAAGATATCCACAATCTGTGAGAATACCTTGTCACTCATACCTTTCTTAATTTCCTCTAATGTCTGTGCTGCCATATTGTTCACCTTACCTTTCAATTATTACTGGTTGTTACCATCATATTTCTGTTTTAATGCCTCTGCCAGATTTTTAGGCTCGGCATTGTCATTGCCAGGATTGCCGCCTGGCAGTCTGTTCTCAATGATGTGCTTCTGACCATCATCTGAGCCGGATGAAGCTGTGAACTGAGCCGGGAACTGTGTCTTTAAGTCTGTGAGCATGTTATCCCAACCTTTGATGTTGCCATCATCATCAAGCTTAAGCTCCTCATTCTTCTCCTTGAGAGCCGCCTTGATCTTATAGGTCATATAATCAGTATCAACCGCATGAGCCTCAAGCAATGCCACTTTGATTGCTGAATTGACCTTGGTCTCTTCAAGCTCCTTCTGTAATCTTGCATTCTCTGTCTCATAAGTTGATATCTTCTGCTGCATACCTTCATCACCCTTGGAAGCCTTCTTAAGCTCCTCAATGAGCTTTGTTGCATTTCCGATTTCCGTGTCTTTGCCGGTAATCAGTCCATTAAGCTTCTCAACTTCTGAATCATACTTCTCTTTACTGACATATTTGCCCTCAGACAGATCTGCATATCTTACATGCTTAAGCTTATCTGCCTCTGTGCTGTTCTTCTCGTCAATCTTTGTCTGTACCTGCTTATACAGTTCTTCTCCTAACAGTTCCTTTAATTCCATTGTTCTATCCTTTCTTGGCTTTAATCGTAGCCACACTGGCAGTTATCACTCTTGCCGGAGTTAATTGTTCGTCACAGTTTTTATGTCATAAGTCGATTTTGGACAATATAAAAGGACATCCATTTCCGAATGTCCTTGATAACTTATTTAAGATTTTTTACATCAACCCAGAAGCTGACCTGTCCGGCAACTCCAACCCTCGAAGCGCTATTCGTCATTCTGATTCTGCCGTTTTTAATAACTGAATCCCATGTACGATATATGCCTGTCCTTTTACCGATTGAACCGCCTGATTCGGAATTGTATACCGGAACATTCTTCAAAGAGTATGCAGTACCTGCCTTGATGCCTGCTGCCGGCTTTGGCGTTGATGATGACGATGCCTTATATCCGTTCAGCCCAACTTTTTTTATTATTGTCGGATAATCTACATAGCAGAAGTTCTGATCTACTGTCTGACCGTTTATCTTCGTGCTTCTGATGCAGTTACGACTGCCGCCGAACTGCCACATCTGAATTGGATTTCCACTTGCCAATGTCGGCTTTGCACTCCAGGCCGCCGCCCAATGACAGAATCGTGAAAGTCTCTTATCGTCCATTTCACTGTTGAAGAATGATGCACTGCTGTATACGCCGATATAGTAGCCTTCTTTTTCTACTTCGTCACAGAATGCAATGACAATATCCGTCAGAGTTGCCTTATCAAGCTTGGTAATCATATCCGCTTCAACGTCATAGTAGACCGGATATTCAAATTGCTTACATTTAAGAAGTGAAATGAAGTGCTGTGCGCTTTCCTTTGCCGCTTCAACAGTCATATCCTGTCCGAAGTAGTATGCTCCGACAGGAAGATTGATGTCCTTGCACTTCTTATAGTTGGCATCAAACTTTCTGTCCTTATATCTGCCTGCATCTGAGCCGCCAATCTTAAGGATAGCGAATTCAACCTTGTCATTTTTCACCGCTTTGGCAAAATCAAAATCGCCCTGCCAATGCGATACGTCAATACCGAATGTACTCATATTATTCACCACTTTCTTTATCATACTTGGTTCTTTTCCACAACGATTTCAACTGGTCCCAACCGTTCGTGGATACAAAAGAGATAAAAAAGCTCAAAATAATAGCACCTACAATGTAGTACCATACTATCTTATAACCTTTTATTTGTAGATAGATGATAATGCCTAATACCGTTAAAACAAGTGATGTGACATATACCTGAATCGCTGTTGGAATCTTATCTAAGAATCCCCAGCCCTTGGTCACCTGAGTGATTACGCTTACAGCAAACGCAAGTACTCCGATAACAGTCAATAACATTGTTACGTTTCCGATTAAATTTTCCATGTTGTCTTACCTTCTTTCTAATTTTTCTACTCTGTTAATAATTCCTTCAAGCTTTTCTTCCATGACAGGAACCCGCCTTGCGAAGTTATTGTGCTCTCTGACTTCCCTTGTCAGTTCAGTGATTTTGCAATCTGTGACTGCCTGCGACGTTTCAAGAGTGTGTTCAACTTTTCGATTGCTCATTATGTTTGTGACAATAATGCCAATCAAACCAAGTCCGCTTGTGATTAATGCTACAATTATTCCTGAATTCATCACCCTTTCTCCTTTCTTAATCATTTGTATCAAAAAAGCACCCCTTGTGTGGGTGCTTTAATGCAAATATTAAATTCAGATATCATCTGCATCCGCAAATGCATCTAATGTTTTAAGATAATCATATGCCGCTTCAACTGTCATATTAGAATCATAGTCTGTTTCATATGTTACTGCCTTCATGTACGGCAGTGCAATGGTTCCTTCTTTTTCTTCTTGTCTGATATTCTCGTTTATGTAAGATGCGACCGCAATTGAATTGTGGCTGTTTGTCGTAACTGTCACGAATAAGATTCTGTGATAAGTAGTCACAACCCCATCTTCCTGTGTAATGTTTTTCGATAATGCCATTCTTTCACCTTCCTATGATAAAACAATTTTGCCCGACCACCTTACGCCACAGGCATCATTATTGACTGCATTGGTTGTTGTATTTATAACAGCATTCACATAGAATCCTCCGTCAGGTGCTATGCTCACAGAATAGCTTGACGGCTTCACATATGCTGATGCACTTGAACCATGCGTATATTTTCCGCCCTGTCTGATAGTCAGTCCATTGATTGATACTGCGCTCGGTGTTGGATTTCC